TGACTCATTGATTAAAATATGATAATAGAGTTTGCTGTCAACATACCACCTTCTAAAAATTTCATGTGCTTTATTTTTGAAATCTAATAATTTCAAAACATTATCAAACTCACCATATATTTTATTTTTAATGTTATCTGATAGATTTATTGTATTTAAATTTAGAGAAACACATTTTTTAGAATCATCTAGAACAACAGATTCGTTTATAATATCTGAGATTGCCTGATCACATTCTGGGTATAGTGCAAGTCCTCGATATTTGTTTATTAATTCGTTTTCACCACGAATAGAACCAGCAAAATCAACATAGGTTCCAAGGATACCACCTGCTTCTACTGTGTGAGTTCCATCATAACTCTCGGGGGCAACAAATGACTTCAAAGACTCTGATTGTTTATCAGAATTCTTTTGTTTCTTTCCAATTTGAAAACCAAAAAAGTCTATTGGCATGATATATTTCCCTTTGTGTTATTACCTTCACATAGTATTTATAATGATTAACTTTAAGAAAATTCTTCCGGGATAGCACCACTTCCTGTCCAATAATCATATGCAAGAGTACATGAAAACTCACCCAAGGAATCTGCAACATCCATTGATAATTCAATAGAACTTATTGAAAGAGGCCAACAATTATGAAGTTTAACTGTTCTTAATGGAATATCTGCATCGGGCCCGGCATGTCCTAACTGCGATACAGTCCATTGTACCCCTGCCCC